ATTTTTGTTTCTTCCTTTTTTTTTTTACTTTGTATATTACTAATTTTGTTCTGCGTTTCACTCACTTTTGCTTGTCTTGTATTAGTTTTTGCTTGTGTCTCTATTGCTTTTTGATAAGATGTTTTTTGTTTTTTTGAACCTTTCTTCCCACCCCCTTTCATCGTTCTTATTACTTTTTTCATTTTAAAAAAAAATAGATATAATTTAAATTTAAATTTAAATGAAACAAAGAAAAAAGTAGTTTATATTATATTAAAATAAGAAAATAAATGAAAATAAAAACAAATAAATGAAATAATAATATAATGTTAATAATTTAATTTACATTAATTAACATTACTACAATTAGGTTTAAATAATTCATCTAATTTTATATAAGGTATAGTATTATTTTTGAATAATTTCTTTAAATTATTATTTGAAAGTTCAATAGTTTTATTTTGTTGATTAGTAATTTTTTTAGATAAGTTTTTTAATGTCTTTGAATTAGAGTTATTGTTTTCTAATTGATTTATATAAGTATTAAAATAAGTGTTAAGATAATCTTTATTTATTGTAAAATTTTCAAATAAATTTTTTTTATTTAAATTTGTTTTATTAAAACTTGTATTAGTTTTATTAACTGTTGGTATTGGTATTGGTGAAGATATATTTTTAATTGTTTTATTATTAGATGGTTTATTTAATAGTTCTGTAATACTTTTTTTTATTATTGATTTTATTAATCCAATAGGTGTTTTAGGTTTATGTAATTGTGTATTTGAATTTATAATAATTTCTCCTGATTTTTGTTTTATAAAAATTTCTAATTCTTGTTCTATTAAAGGTTTTAATTTTGTTTCTAATACTTCTTTAATATTTTTAAAATTTCTAAAATTTTGTATATAATTTGTAAAGGTTCCGCATGTCTGTAATACCCTACCTGCTCCACCTTTATATTTTTTTATTTGTTTTTTAGTTTTTAATATTTTTTTAACCATATTATTTTTTTTTTATATAATTATAATAAAATAAGAAAATAAATGAAAACAAATAAAAATAAATAAAATAAATAAAAAATTGAATATTTAAATATTCAACTAAAATTATATTAAAAGTGTATTACTCACTAAACTCGTTACTGAACTCGTTACTGAACTCATTTTGGTATTTATTACAAATAAAGTAAAAGTAAAGTAAATTAAAGTAAATTTAAAGAAAATGCCCAAGAGAACTAACTCTCCTAGACCACCAACTCCTAACTTACCTTATAGTTCTAATAAACAAGAATTTCCAACTTTGAGTAATAGTAGTTTTTTGAGTAATAGTAGTTTAGTTGAAAAAAATAAATCGCCATCACCATCACAAACGCCATCGCCAACAAAACAAAATGGTGTAAATAGTTGTAAAACTTCTCCATCTTATGAAATACCACCTTCTTTTAAATCTTGTAATGGTCAAGCCCGCTGGCGACGCAATAGGTCAGGAAGTAAATCACCTCCTCCATTAGAGCCTAAATTAAAACCAAACGCAATAAAAGGTATTCAAATTAAACCTAGACCTGAACCTGTGTTATCAAAAGAAAAATTAGAAGCAAAAACACCGACAGAGACATCAACTCCTTCAGTTCAAAAGAATAAATTTGTATTTATACCTAAAGATGCTGTTGGGACTGAACCTACATCTACAACAACAACTAAATCGAAATCTAGACCATCACTATCACCACAACAACAAATTATGAATGAGTATTGTGAGCATTTTAGTATAAAAACTAAGGTTCCATCAACAACAACACCACTACTATGTAGTTTTTGTGACTCTTATATCTTTCGCCCTTATGTTGAAACAAATTGTTGTGGTAAGATTTATCATTCTGAATGTTTAAGTATGTTATATACTGACAAAATTAGTTTTGATTTGAAAAATGGGAATACGATGCCTTACATTTATTTTAGGTGTGAATGTGGTTTTTCTAATTTAGATAAAGAAGGTCGTAATTATTATAATTTAAGTTAAAATATATAAATATTTTGAAGGTGGTATTAAAGAATATATTAAAGTATAAATTAAAAATATTATATATAATTAATAATAAAAAAAATTAAAATGACATTAAAAAAATATATCCATTCTAATATTGAAATAATAATTTTTTTTTTATTAGTAAGTATTCTAGCATATTTAATAATTCATCGTAGTTGGGAGGCATTTTTCTCAGAACAAAATGGTATTAATCAATTAGACGCAATAATTTATATTAATTTAGAAGCAAGAAATGACCGTAAAGACTTAGTATTGAAAGAATTAGAAAAATTAAATACCGATATGAGTAAAGTATATAAAGTAAGTGGTGTTTATATGCCTAAAAATGGTCATAAAGGGTGTATTCAATCTCATATTCTTGCTCTTAATATGATTAAATTAAATAATTGGAATAGAGTATTAATTTTAGAAGATGATGCTGAATTAAATATATCTCCAGAAACAATGAATAATGTTATTAATAAATCTTTAACTGAACTTGATACTCATTATCCTGATTGGAATGTTATTATGTTAGCCACTGCTAATAAAGTGCTTGATAAAGATTATAATAAACTAAATAAACTTAAGAATAATAATAATAATAATAATAATAATAATAATAATAATAATAATAATAATAATAATAATAATAATAATACTAAACCATTACCTATAGATTTAGGATTAGTTTTTGAAGAAGAAAAGAAAGAAGAAAAGAAAGAAGTTATACCTTTAAATATTGAAAAATTAAAATCAGCAACAACAGCATCAGCGTATATTGTAAAAAAAGATTATGTTAATCATATTTTAGATTTGTTTAATCATTGTAATAATAATATGTTATCAACTAATATGTCAAGTAAAGGATATGAACATTGGGCGTTAGACCAAAGATGGGCTGAAATTCAAGGAAAAGATAATTGGTTTTGTATTAATAAAGACCCAATTAAACAAAGAAGTATCTGGAGCACAACACAATCTGATGCTAGTAAATATAATTAAAAAAAATAATAAAAAAAAGTTAAGTTCAAGGTGGTTTTTTACGGGACATTTTTGTCCGGTTGGGAATTGAAGGAAGAGGGGAACTGTAACTATAAAACTGTTTAATTGCGATATTTTCATAACGATTGATAAAACAATTTTTTGGGATTAAACTCCCACAAATAATAGATAATAATTTTAAAAATCAATTTTTTTCAATTTTCCGATTTTTTCCGTTTTTTTTAATTTTTATTCTATATTTCATTTATTTGAAATTAAATTAATCAATCTTATGCTTTATGTCTAATTAATTTTAATTCTGGAACACCACTTTTTTTACTTAAATGTAATTTAGTTATAGTAGGATATTTATTATGTAAGTATTGAATTGATTTAAGTGCTTCTTCTTTTCTATTTTTACCTTCATTTTGCATTCCACCTTTATTTTTATAATATTTAGTTTCTATACCAACATTATTAAAGCGTAATACTTTGCCATCCATAGACCAATATTGTAATGTGCGTTCTGTATTTTCTTTTTCATCTATAGTTAATTCTAAATCAGGATGATGTCTATTAATCATACCCCACATTGGTCCAACAATAAATCGTAAATCAGTTGTAATTGTATTTGTCATAAAATGTGAATTTGCTAATGGATAGACACCCCATAAAAATATATTGTTTGTATTGCACAAAAGAAATGCTTTTTTAATAAATGTATCTAGATTAGAAATAGGTTCTATTGTTTTTTTACTTTTTTTAGTATTTTTATTATTTTCATTGTTTTCAACATTAAGTTGAACTATTTTTTCTAAGTCATCATCCATTTGAACAATATGTGTTCCTTCAGGATAATAATTACTAATATAATTACGTTGATTTTTTAATCCTTTAACACCAATAACTAATTTATGATATAAAGTTTTAGGTATTTTTGATTTATATAAATCATATTGTTCTCTATTTGCTACAAAAATAACAATATGACTTGACTTTATAGAATGTTTTTTTAATAAAGATAATGTTTTTTGTTGAATAAGTTCTGGACGATTATAACTTGGTATAACAATTATGTATTTACTTTGTTTAGAAATATAAGTATTAATTAAATCTTGTTTTTTTGTTTTATTTGTTTGTGATTTGGATTTAGATTTAGATTTAGATTTAGATTTAGATTTAGATTTAGATTTAGATTTGGATTTAGATTTGGATTTGGATTTGGATTTAATTCTATAAGTTGGTTTAAAAACTGTTTTTTTTCTAGTTTTTAATAAATTATTTTGAAATTGTTTTTTATAAGTTTTAATACCTATTCTTTTAATTGGTTTGTGTTTGTAAAGTTTGCTTTTTAATGTATTTATTTCTTTAGATTGTTTTGTCCTTTTTTGTTGTTTATTAATAGTTTTAATTAAATTTTGAATGTCATTAGTATTTGATTTATTTTTTATTATAAATTTATCTGCTATTTTTATTTGTGACATAGTATAGTTTAGTTTATAGTTTATATTTTATAGTTTATAGTTTATATATTAATTAACTAATTACTATAAATAATAGATAAAATAAGTTTTGTATTATATTGATTATAAAGTATTTAATATTTTAATTAATAATGAATAATAAAAAAGTAAAAATGAATATAAATAGGTATTAAATTTAAACATAGTAATTTAGTTTATTAATTACATAAATTAATTTATTGGTCGGCAGAGTTAATTTCAAGAGGGCGACGGTTAATATCAGGGTCAATAGTAGTTTGCATCCAGGGGCTGACTTTAACTTGGGGGTTAAGAGGTTCACTACGGAGTTGGCGGTTGGCATTACGAAGACTTTGTCCAACAGTGTTAATACCAATATGGAAACCAGAGGTTAAAAAGTTTTGGTCGGCAAGACTACCTTGTCCAGAGGGGCTTACTTGAGCCCAAAGAGAATTAGCATCATTAGGGAGAAGGTCACCACTTGATAAAACATCTTTAGGGAAACATTCAGAAGGAAGTTGGTTCATTTGAACACCATTTTCTTCATCATGAAGAGGTTGAGGTTGTTCATTTTGACCAGTTGCTTCACTACCATCAACATCGGTAAATTCAGATCTAACATAAACTTGTTCGGCAGGGGCAGGAACATCAGCAAAGTTTTCAATACTATTATTCATAACAACATTATTATGATTAACATTATTATGATTAACATTATTGCGATGATTCATATGAGGTTGAGTATTTGGCATTTCATTATTCATAAATAAATAACCAAGAGCAATAATTGCTAAGACAGATAATATAACAACAATATGTTTTTCCATTATGATAAAATTAAATTTATAGTTCTCTATTATATAATTATAATATTTTTTTATTAGAAAAATACGTAAAATATTTTTTTATATATTAATATTGTAATCTATTTTATTTTTAAAAAAATAATTAATTAAATTAAAATTAATAATTAAAATTAATAATTAAAATTAATAAATAAAAATAATAATAAAAATAGAAATAATAAAAATAGAAATAATAAAAATTATAAAATAATTAAATAAATTGAAATAATTAAATAAATTGAAATAATTAAATAAATTGAAATAATTAAATAAATTGAAATAATAAAAATTAATAAATAAATTAAAATAATAAATAAAATATAATAAACTATCTAAAATAATAAATTAATAAATAAATATAAGTTTAATTATTTGATTTTGATTTAGAGTTGGATTTTTTAGATGTTTTTGTTTTACGTTTAGTTGATTTTCTCTTTATTGTTTTACGTTTAGTTGTTTTACGTTTAGTTGATTTTCTCTTTATTGTTTTACGTTTAGTAGATTTACTTTTTTTATTATTAGAATGAGATTGAGATAATGACATTCTTGGTATCATATAATGTTGAACGTCTCCATTTTCCATTTCTTTAATTTCAATAAAAGGTTTTAATGAATTATTAATAACTTTTTTACCTTCAGAATGAGTTTCACCATTTTGAGTAATACTTGAAAAAGAACTTGAACTTTTAAAAGTTCTATTAAAGACTTGAGGTTTAGAAGAATATTTAGAAGATTTTTTAGAATATTGCTTACAAGGTTGTTTGTTTTTTCTTTCTATTGTCATTAGTTGTGCTGGAAGATTATTTCTAGATTTACTAAAAGAATGTTTATTTCTAGAATTGCTTAAAGAATTAATAACATTTATAATATTTTGATAGGGATTAGTAGTTTCTTTTGTTTTAGTTGTTTTTGTTTTTTTAGTTCTAGGCATTGTATTTTTAGTAATACTTTAATTAAATTATAGTTTATTTATTATATTAATTAAATATAATTATTTATTTGAAAATATGAAAAATAAAAGAAAAATAATCATTTGAGTTATAATAATTTTTTAATTATAATAGTTTTTTAATTATAATAGTTTTTAATTATAATAATTTTTAATTATAATAATTTTTAATTATAATAGTTTTTTAGTTTTACTTGTAAATAAATTATTTTTATTTTTATTTAGTTTTTTAAGAGTTGTAAAACGTTTTATTCTATGTTGTTTAAGAGTTGGTAATAATGATGAGTTTATATCTTTATAATATTTTTTCTTACGATAAGAACCACCATAGTTAGCACCAACACTTATTATATCTAGATTATTAGCACCACCACTTATTATATCTGGATTATTAGCAGAAATACTATCTATATATGCTAATGTATCTGATGCACTTTTACATTTTTTTTGTTTTTCTTCATCTTCATTTGTGTTTGGAAAAGGATTAATATGTGCTAACATAATAAATTTTGATTTTGTGGTATTTTTAGGTTGCTCCGCAGATTGTGCTTCAGTTTGTGATTTTGGTGTTAGTAAATTTGGTATGTTTCCATTAAGTTTTTCTTTTCCACTTATAGCTTTTAAATTTGTCTCATCACCTGCTAAAGATTGTAATATTGATATTAAACCATATTTTTCCATTTCACCTATATTAATTTTTTCTTCAATTTCACCTTCTTTATTTGTATATGTTTCTTCTTTATTAAATATATCTTTATCACCTTCAATTGTAAATACTTTACTGTGTTCAACGTTTACATTATATTTTTTTATTTTTCCAGCACGACTTAAGAAAAAGAATTTAAGATGTTCTAGAGTAGTCATAATACCATTACCTTGATTAACAATAAATTTTATATATTTGTATATAAAATAAACTGAAGCACGTAATCTCATATTTTCAATGTCATAGATGGCTTTTGCTGAAATATAGTTTATTTTAAATTGGTTCATTTCTTTTTGTGCGGTTTCAGTAATAGGTTGTTTCAGTGTTTCTAGTTTTGTGTTTAAAGTGGCTAGTTTTGTTTCTAAATTTGTTATAACTTGTGGTAGTGTTTGTAAGATATCTTCTTTTTTACTTGTTTTCGTTATAGATGGTATAGATGAATTATTCACACTTTGATATAATTTAGTTAAATTTGAAACAGTTGTGTTACCACTACTTAAAATTGAAGCAGTTTTTTCTGTACCTTCTAATTTTGTATATTGTGTTTTTGTTTCGTTAGCAATTCTAAGGTTCTTAGTAATTTCTTTTATTTTGTTTTTTAGTTCATCTATTATTTTATCTTTTTTTAAGTGTGGTGTTAGATTTGTATTATATTCATCATATAATTTTGTTAATTCTTCTAAAGTAACACTTGTGGATTGATCATAATTTTCCCTCTCAACTTTTCCAAAAACCTTTGTTTTTAATTTTTTACTCTTTTCTTTAATATAAGAAAGTATAAATAATATATATTTGATAAAAATACTTTTAGTATGTGTTTTTTCTGTGTTTAAAAAATTAGGATTTATTTTTTTTATGTTTTCTAAACTTTGAGTAAAAATATCATCCTTAAATTCAACCTGAACTTTAGGTTTTGATGTGTTAGATTTATTTGAAGGTGTAGTAATTGTTGTAAATTCAAATACTTCCATCATTTTTTGTGTTTGTTCAATACTTCCATTTAAACTAATATCACTATCACTCTCACTAAAATTGTCATCAATTAATATAACATTTAAAAATTGGTCATATATTTTTTTATAATCGTCATCTTTTAAAAATACAAGTTCAACAAATGGAGTTTGTTGAAAATAGTCATCATAGGTTGAATATGCTTTTTTATTAAAAAAACAGGCTAATTCAAAACCAATTTTTGCTATATATTCATTTCGGGCTATTAAATCGTTGTGATTAATTTTAATATCTAAAGCATTAAATTTAAATAAATTTAAAATAAAATATTTAAACAATACATTCATAACTTTTATTGTGTCTTCACTATTTTGTATTGCTTGAACACTAGAAATAATATAACTATCATCATATTGTTTTTTATATTTTATAGTAACATATTCATATATAATTTTAGAAGAGATATTTTTGACGGGCTCTAGTATTGTAAAATTAGGAACGATAGACTTATCAAAACCTTCAAATAAATTTGAAATAGCACAGTCACTATTTGATTCTTTATTGTATGCATGTTTATAAGTTAAATATTTATATAATTCTTTACATATGGTTTGGTTTAGTGTAGATTTTTCAAAGTTAATAGAAACGCCTTCTTGTATAAAATACTCCAATGCGTTTTTATTAAATTTAAAACAGTCTTGTATATTTTTGTCATCAAAATCATTACATTTGTATAAATCACCTTCTTTTTCATTAATTTTTTTCAATCTATCACTATCCACATAAGACTCTTTACCCAACATCATTTCTTTAATTCTTACTGTGCTTTCTGTCCCAGGCATATCAAATATAACCAATTGTCCTCCTGTAGCCATTTTTATAGTAATTTGTAAAAAACTTCTACTACTATTGGGATTGTTTGGTGTGGGTAATATGCGTAATTGTAATCTGCGGTGTTTTTCTATTTTTCCAATACGGGTTTTAATAGTGTCAATAGAAATACTAGCATCATCACTTTTTGTTATGGTAGCATAAATTTCATTTACTTCTATTTTATTTTTTTCATCTGTATTAATTATACCTTTCAACTCTTTTTCTTTACCATTTCCAACAATAAATGTTGGTTTATCTGGGTCAGGATAAATTTCTAAAAATTCAATACTATTTATTTGTGCTTGATTTTTTTCTATAAATTTATATAAAATAGAAGTATCACTATTACCTGTTCCCCCTTCAATAAGTGTATATGTTTTACCTGACCCTGAAAAACCAAAGCCAAATAAAACAACACTTTTGCCATTTTCTATTGATGTCATTAATCCTTGTTTTTGTAATTCAGTATCAGGTCTTTCTTTTACAGTAAAGTTAACAGTTCTAGGTTCATTTTCATTAGAGTCAAATAATGTTAGGTAAAGTTTTTCATTTTTATTATTTTCTTCAGGAAATACTAATTCATATGGACCATGTTTGCTCTCTTTATCTTTATCTTTATCTTTATCTTTATCTTTACATAAATTGTTAAATGTAAGTTGTTTTGTATCATAGTTTACATTAAACATATCTTGTTTGACATCAAACATTTCTTGTTTGACAGCACCACCTTGTTTGGCAGCACCCCCTTGTTTGGCAGCACCCCCTTGTTTTGGTTTTAAATTAACATATATAAGAGCCGAACCTTGTAAAATACTTAATAATTGAGAGTAATGTGTGTTATATATGTTTATATCTTCAGGTGTAATATCATTTTCTGTGTTTTTATCTTTCCACCAATTATCTGCGGTTAATAATGTATAACCATTTATAGCAGTAGCATTATCAATAAGTTGAATTTTATATGCGTTTAAATCACTATTAATTGTTTCATCTTCTTTTTTTGTCTTATATGATTCTATCATAACTTGTATTTTGTTTAATATGCTTTGTGTTTTTTTTTTTGTATCTGCGTTTTCTGCTGTTTTTGCTTCTGTTGCTCGTCTTGCTTCTTCTGCTAGTCTTTCTGCTGTTTGTCTTTTTGCTTCTTCTTCTGCTAGTCTTTCTGCTTCTAGTCTTTTTTTATCATTTTTTTTTT